CTTCTGCCTTACAAAAACACTTCAAGATAAGCTGGCGATAATGGCCAGTCAGCACTGCCTTGCGCAGAGACAGTTTCTGGGCAGCACTGGTCTGCTTAGAATCTACAACTTCATAGCAGACAGGCTCCAGGTGCACTTTCTGCATGACGAGATCGGCGAACTCAGTCATGAATTGGTCACGGAATGTGGAAGGCTTAGGTTCAGGTTTCTTTAGTTTATTTATCCTGCCTTCCACGCATGCTTCCTCACCAGCTTTATTCAAAACTGGTGCGAAAGCTCCATGAACCAATGGGCTCATGAACGCGGATAACTTCGGTCTCGCTTCCTGGTCGAACTCCACCGGTTTATATTGGTAGGCTCTGACGCCCTGAGCGACAGGAAAAACTGTCGGACGGACGCAGGGCCCCACCTTACGGTGAAATTCAGTCAGTACAACTGCAGACGATCGGTCATCCTTGATCCAACTCGCGGTCGTGGGTAACATTAAATTCGTTGTACCCAATCTCGCGGCAGATGCTATGCAATCGTCCACTGTCGCCTCGACGGTGGCACTAAGCCATCCATCAGGGCGCGCAGTGGTTACATATGGTGTACCATCTTTGCTAACGACATTGAACCTCACAAACGGCGTGCCATCAGGGGCATGCAGAAGAGGTTCAAAACGGTGAAGACTCTGTTCATCCAATAGCAATTTTGGAATCCATGAAGTGAACATGCCCCATTTGCGCATGGGTGATAACAGAATCATTTGCCGGTGAGTGCCAACTTGTTTCCTTTCAACGGCGTAGGCCACAGCTCGATACGGAATACCGAAAAATGTTCGGTAAGCGATCAAGCTATCTTAAGCATAAGTCCATAGGTGGTGTTCATAAGAACCACCTCCTGCGACGAATGTCTTCAAGGTGCCACTCGAGGTGAAATAAAAGCTAGTATAATCTTCACCGGCGCTCGTTGCCTTTTCAGGCACTACGGTGTAGATGAGGATGGGCTTAGCTTGGCGCGTTAACATATCTGGCATATCCAAATAGTAATCTAGATCGCATAGATACAACAGCTCATCCTTAGATGGTTGATCGCATCTGTTGGTCGCATTAACGTCCTTGGCCCAGAACCACTGGCGAGATCCTCGAAGGCCACGTCTCTGATCAGAGCGCGACATTCCAACAACGTATAGTTCGACACCCATGTAACGACACATGGATTGAGCGAACTTCGTCGCGGCGGTTCTCAAGCCAGCGGCTGAGGCGTGCGTATGACCCGGGGTAAGCATAACCGGGTCAAGCTCATTAGAGGTGAACGCGTCTCGAGCGAGATCTGACTCAATGTCAGGTCGCTCGGAAACGTACTCCCCAAGGAAAGAAACAACAACTCGCAAACTTTCCTTCTTCGTCATCACATAAGCTATGGTGGCCGCAGCTCCCAAAGCTCCAAAATACAATATTTTGCGTGATGGCGGC